AATTTAATTTTTTCTGGTGATGACATATCTATACCATCTATGCCAGTTAGTGGACCCGCATACCAATCTCTAACTTTATCAAATATTCCTTCGCTTAATCTAGATTTTTCGTGCGCAAGACTTTTCTTAATAATAGCTAGTTCAGGCCAATTTGTTTTGGCTGCTTTTTGCGTTATTCTATATGCTAAATCGTAATCATCGGCCTTAATAATATTTAAAATTGATTTAATTATTTCATGTTTACATTTATTTAACACATTTATTGATGGATTAGCAATCAATTGAATTGCTGATCCATATTGTTTAACAGCAGCTAATTGTACTTGTTCACTAGGATTGTTAATATATTGAATTACCCACCCATTTTGTTTAACAGCAGCTAATTGTACTTGTTCATTAGGATTGTTAATATATTGAATTACCTTCCCATTTTGTTTTACGGCAGCAAGTTGTGTTTGTTCATCTGCGATATCTAAATTTGAATTATCTGTTTCAACTATTCCTTCATTAGTTCTATTTTTTTCATGCTCAAGACTTTTGTTAATAATAGCTAGTTCAGGCCAACTAGTGTTTGAAACATTTTGAATTATTTTGTCATCTGCATGTATAAACCCTGTTGACATTGGATTGTTAGCAATAGCCGCAGATTGAACAGCTTCGCTGGGATTTTTTATAAATCTTATCATTGATCCGTTTTGTTTTACAGTGGCCAATTGAACAGCTTCGCTTCTGGGTTCTGGTAAAAATTGAAAATCATACCAATCATTATTAACAATTTTCAACTGTTCTTGTTCAGATTTGGCATTGATAAAATTATTTCTCTTCATGCTGTCAAAATCATTTGATTTAGTACGTGTATGTCTAGTTCTTTTTAAGTAGTCAATCTCAGATGATTCTTCAATTTTAGCACCTAAAATTTTATACAATCGTGTGGCTTCTTCGCTATCTGCACGTATTTCAGCAGGCTTTTTACCTTCTGTTGATGTTAGACGATTAGCTAATGCTGTAAGTAATTCATACCTATTGGGACCTGCTATCTTATCTGGTGGATTTTTAATAGCAGATATTATAGACTCTACACTATCTAGGTCTTTGCGGGTATATTTCATACTACCCAGTAAAATTTTCGCAATCTGATCTGGATCTCGAGTAATTGTATTTCCTGTGGATCTTTCTATAAGACCTTTTTGCCAACTGTATTTGTAGTCACCAGGTAAGCTCTTTGCAACACTACTCATTAGTAAGTTACGATCAGCACCTGAAAATTTACTAGCATCGCCTGCAGAATATAGGCCAAACTTCATGTGCTCTATATCATCTCCAAACATAAAATCACTTTGGACATAACCTAGAGTTTTATTACCTCGTATGGGAGTTAAGAAATGAACGCTGATGCCGGATTTTTTGATCCAATTTTTTGGATCTTCTTTCTGAGCTTTAACCCATTGTGTTAATCTTGCAACTAATTCGTCTTTACTAACTGCATTTTGGTCCACTGCTATGTCAAGATCTCCGCTGGATTCTTTTTTACCAACAGATCCCAGTGTGTTATCGACTAGAGGAAGTTTAGTTATGGTTTCTAACCATTTAATGGTAGGTGCTATATCAGCTCGGTTAATTCTACCAGTTACGCTTTCGCCACTAGTATTTTTAAAAATGTTACCACCTTCATTTAGTGGTTCGATGATATGTAATCTCATACCCTTATTTATTGTTAACTACGGCCTCGATGTCGTCTATAGTATTTGCAATTAAATGATTACTGATAACATGCTGTTCGGCAAGATATAAGTCAAAATCCTTTGGATTAAAATTTTGTAATAATGTAATTAGTTCATCATCAGATGTATATGTTTTACCAAATTGTTTCAATAATGTGGGTCCTGCAATATCTCTGGCTATCCATGGTGTTAAATTTAACATACTTTCTAAAATTACCAATCCAAAACCTTCTTGACTTGAATGCATCAAATAACAGTCGGCCTCCAAAATTGCACTCAATACTTCTTTTCGGTCATCAATCATAAGTGGTATAATTTTGCCTGGAACTGGATCAGGCATTAGATTTGATCTATTATCATACCCAGTTGTAACTAGTACTGCATCTTTTATATCAGCTTTAATGAATACATCAACAAGTTCTTTCATTAGCTTATTGTGCCAATAACCACCACATGATAGAAACATACGTTGTGTAATATTATATTTGTTTTTAAACCCAAGACTTCCCAAGCATTCCTGTGGATTGATCCCATGTCGAATATGAACCGCTTTATTGGCTACGTTATATTTTTGTAAATGATTTATATCAGATAGAGTACTCCAACCTAAATATTTACAATCCAACATTGCTTTTATTGATGCAGGATCATCACTAGGTAAAATCAACATGTATAATATTGGAGATGGTATATCTTTTGCAATTTGTAACACAAAATTTTGTACGGATGGTCCAAACCCGTGTACCACTATCAGATCCCATTTTAACATTAATATATTAGCATCATTGGTAATCCTAATTCCCTCAAATTCACCATAATGTTCACCTGCTAATACTGCTACTTCGTGACCTCTCCTATGTGCTTCTTTAGCCATTGCATGAACATAAACTTCGGATCCACCAGAAAACGGAGCACTTCTATGGACGACAAATAAAAAACGCATGATTTACCCCAAACTCTTAAGATGGTTTAATAATAATTGATTCGTTACAAGATTATTTACATTCCCATTAAATTGATCTCGGCTCCAAGACCATCCCGTATTCATTGCCAGATAATGGGCATATCTTAATTGATCTGTCTCTATAGTTAACCCATTTATATTATGTACTAACCATTGCTGTTTTAATATAGATGTAGTGGGAGTTAACATCCATTTATGCCCAATTCCTATTTTATTATTGGGATCAGTGCAAAAATAGTCTTTAAATTGCCTTTGTTCTAATGGTATTTTATTAGCTGATTGATTTTTAACTATATCCCAGGGTTCGATCCAAATTCCACGATATCTAATACATTTAACATTATTTGCATTTAAATAAGTAGCTACATTTTCTAATGTAATACCATTTGTTATTACTAGCTCATCTATATCATTGTTTAAGACTAGTTTAGATTTATTTAAATATCTAATTTTAGCATGTTCTAGCATTCCATATTGGCCATAATCGCTGTCCCAGGGGGCAAAATCACTGCCCTGTGGACCATATGGGTACGGCCAATCTACTATAGTAACAATGGCACCCAAATCAAGTAAGCTATGTTCTAATTCTTTACTAGTATAGAGTGTACTTGCATTATCGTAAATTAAAAATGCATCAACACCCAATACTTTTTTATGATATGTTATCCATTGTTGAATCCATGCAATTGGATTATTTTTCTGTAATGTGACCATCACTTTTTCATTACTAAATAATCCATTCTGATGATTTACTTGAATATGTGTTTTAGAATTATTTGTATGCATAGTAATAAAATTAACATATTGGTTAACAGTTACTGTGGTATAGCAGGCTCTGTCTATCTCAATTGAATTGAATGGCAAAAAATTACCAGTTTGATCTGTAAATTTGGCATTGATCGTTAACCAATCTTTTGTTGAATATAATGGCGGGCCAATTAGTAGAACTGTAGTCGCATTTACTTGTACTGCATCATACCATAAATTATTCCAATCAAAATTATCATTAAATTTCATTCCGTTGCAGTAATCTATTCTCAGATGAACTGGCCTTGATGGTTCTCGTTTAAATCCCCAGGTAGTAGGATATTGTACTGTACTGCATTGATCAACCATATTTTATTATTTCCTTTAATGCATCTATATGTCTATGATAATGCTCTTCATTTTGTATATCCCAGTTCCAAACATTTTTATCTAATGTCATTTTATTGATATTTCGATGATTAAATAGTTCGGCACCAACTCTATTGCGTTGAACCATAACTGTACCACCACCCCATTTATTAAATTGATTTGCAACGCCTTTGTGAAATGGCCCAAATGGCATAAATCCATAGGGAGTTAATGGATCACTTTGTGCATTTATATGCCAAAGTTGGTTGCCCTTTCTTAAATGCCAGTGCTGCCAGGCCATACGAAATGTTTCTGCATCTCCTCCAAAATTGTAATAAATTTCACAGTTATCAGCGTAATGCTTTACTAATCTAAATTGTTGCCAACAATGGGGTTTATTAATTAAAAATTGGCCAGTTTCAAATGGCTCAGCATCGTTTGGTGATACATTAAATACTGGCCAAATTGCCGCGCTATCATGATAGCGATTAGCTCTATCAATACTAATAACATCTCGCCAAAATAAACTATTTTTTGCTTGATATTCATCATCTTTAAATAAAAATTCAGGATTTTCAATTGGGAAATTATCACTGTCTATCCATAAATTTTCAGAATAAATGCTTTCATACAATGCGTATATTTTTGTACTCCATCCTGCAGTTGTGCCATACTGAGTAGTAAAATTTTTAGCATTGCCTTGTATTTGTTTAACAGAAATTTTATCTGGTGCAACTTCTGTTAAAATTTTAATTTGTTGCGTAGTTAATTCATCATCTCTGAAAAAGACTTCAATTGGTAATTGATTGCCAAGGCGAGTTAATTCTTTTAATAAAACATATCCTGTTGCAAATTCTTTGTTATACACACTGGTTACTATAGAATTTCCTAATTTGTATAATGGTGGAGTAGGATCTTCTGTAGAAAACATTGTATCTATTTTAGCGTATAACTCTCTAGGGTTAACTTGCATTAAGAATATCTATCCTGTATGACTTTACAACATATAGGTACACGATCATATTGATGTACTATTGAATGTTTAATTCCAGTAGAAGTGCAAACATACCCATCTTTAAAAATAGGTGGGGCTTCTAATAAATTTGGTAGAAAATTTTTGATCTTAGTTGGATCCATTGTAGTGCCTAATTGTGCGGCCCAAGCACTTTCGCTCATTGCGAATTTTGTAATGTTTGAATATGTTTCTGAATTTAATAGAATATTATATGCTGCTTGATCAGGATTATATATAGGATTTCCCATACACTTAGTATAGATACTTAACCACAGACCCAACATAGTATTGGGATCACCTGCTTGTACTCCGCAATTCCATATTGGTTTATCCTTTAATGTATTATATTCCAAGGGAAAACTTTTTTCTAAATTATCTTTTCCCCACGGTTCATTTTGATATTGTATGCTCTCACAACTAGCTAAAATTTTTTCATTGCCCATATTTTCAGTTAACCAATCACTGGGATTAGTTTGAAATATTACGTCTTTGACATCAGAAGTTATTATATACCTATACTGTGTTAAATCTATTTTAGATAAATTATCGCATAGATCTAAAAATCTACGTACCACAATGGTAAATTGTCCTTTGAAATATAAATTGCCTGTAGCTGCGTCTGTATTAAACCCAAAAACTTTAAAGTTGTTATCAGTTAACTTTTTAACAGTGCTTGCGTCACTATTATAGACAATAACAGCTTTATCGCCAGTAAAGCCTGATTGGCCTATGCTATTAGCCCAAAATTTAATTTTATCCCAAGTATAATTAGTGTAGCAGCCTATGATTAAATCTTTTTTCATGATATATACCCAATAATAATAATTAAGTATATATAAAATATCACAAGATTCAATCTAATAAATTAAAAATTATAAACTTAATCGCCATCCACCTTGAGGATAAGCACTTTTTATGAATTCAGACCAACTACCGTTTTCCCAAACCAATAATTTACCAGTATATATATTAAACACATATTGAGTTGTGTTATTAATACAATTATCAAAACTAATCTTCCATCCCTGTGGAGTAAGTTCGATTATATCTCCGGGTTGTGGTAATTGAGTTGTGCAACAATGATTGTTATCAACAAAGGTACCCCAGGACATACTTTCTTCACTAGGAGTTGATAATAATAAATATCTTTGACCAACTGCTGCAACTGGTAAATTTACGCCTGGTCCTGAGCACTGTGGGTCTATAACAGCATTAATTTTTGGTAATGTCGGCATGGGCATCGATTCTTGATCTATAGTCCAAGTCAAGTGATTTTGATTCATCGGGCATAAATCAATCCACCCGGTGATATCACTATCTGCATCTTCAGGGTCTCTTACTAATCTTAATTGACTTCCATTAACACCGTATAATGAATACGGTTTTAGTATTCCGCCAAATTCATCAAATAATATTTGCCAACTAAGTGTACCGTTTGGTGCGAATGCAGGCTTTGGTTTGAATCCCATATGTTCTACAGGAATTCCAACTACGTTTTGAAAACAACTAACGTTGCCATAATTGTTTATAAATCTAATGGTATTGTTTGTACCCTGTTGTGCAGTATATAACGATCCAGCAAAAGCAGTTTGACAACTACTTATTACTCCTTCTACAGTATTATCTGTAATAGTGACATTTATATTATTGTATGAAAACTTATCACCTATTGTAAATATTGGTTCGGGTTTAGTAATATTAATAGTAGGAACCGTTGTTTCTGCATAGGGTATACCTTGGTATTTTTCTAAACTAACTGTATAGTTAGGACTATCAAGACACAATCCAATGTGATAATTACCAGGAGTAGTAATACGTCGAGTATATTTGTGAAGATCACTCCAACCCCATTGTTCTGGGTCTTCCTTTATTCCGTGTATTACGTTTGTTATAATTCGTTGAATTATAACTTGTTTCTTTAATTTAGCCGGAGGGTTAATCCAAATTGGAAGTTTGAATGTCAGTGTAGCAATGTCTATGGGATTTTCAGTACCTATTGGTATAGATCGACTGCTCCAAGTAATATCTGTTAGTTCGATTAAACTGATACTAGTCCAGTCTAACATATTATTACTGGTTTGAATTTCAATGCTGGGATTATAAAGAGTAAGTAACTGCTCTAAAATCATCTCCTTAATTTGAGTATTGTTGGACCAAATATTTAATTCTATAGTTAAATCATAGGGTATGGGCATATAGCGTTCAACAGTATACCTGTTACCAGGAGTAGATAAGTATGAGTCTGTTTCGCTATCGTAGGCTCTTTCTGTAACATGTAATTTTCCTATGAAATTTGGATCTTGTCGTCTGTTTGCATTCATAGCTAGATTAGATACTTGGAACGTCATAAATGGAACAGGTGGTACTTTGTTTTCTGAATTACCAGCTATTATTGTAGCAGCAAGGCGTGTTTCGTCACCATACCTACAGGGAATTTGTGTTAAGGTAGTGTTACCATTAGCATCAGGACCAGTTTTCACATAAAAATTTGAAAATGCTCGGGCAAATTGCAGTCTATACTGTCGGAGTTGTTCTGTATACCAAAAATCCAATGTTATTATACTCCAAATACGTTAAGTGCATGAGTGTAATCAATTTGTCGTTGTGCAAGACCATTATAACCACCATTGATTCTTCGAGTAACTTCCTGAATATTTTCAGTGTCACTCCATGCGTTTAGCTGACGACTATTCCAAAACCAACAAGCTGATGCAACGGCACCATCTTTTGTAAGTAATAGTTCTGGGGTATCTAATAATCTATCATCTCCGTATATAGCTGGGCTACAAGTACTGTAATTGTCTTTTCCGGTAATTTGTATAATACCGCGGCCTCGAAACTTCCATCCATCACCACTGGCTTCATCGCCATTTCCCATACGCCCACCGTATACTAGATTGGCTATTTTTTCTGGTTGGTGTGCATAGTCATTGACATTTAAGTGTCTAAAATAACTACCAAATACTTCTTGTAGGCTAACTGCACTGTAGTTTAGATTTTCTTCTAATTCGGTGTACCCACCACTTTCGTATCTAGTCTGTGCTAGGAACATCGCAACCCGCTTTGTACTAGTGACATTGAATACTGGTAAGATATTTGAAAGTGATGTAAACCAATCACTTGAATCTGCAAGTCCAGGAATACATGCTGATAATTGTTCTTCTGTAAAATTAAAATCAAAACTCATTGTATTCTCCTTAAACTATTCCTGTATTACTTCGAGGATCTAATACTAGTCTTAAATCCTGCTGTTCATTAACTACGGTTCCGTCAGTCATTGTATTCATCGTATTACCATTATTTATAAAAGTAGTTAATAACGCATGAGCAGGTGTCCAACTGGTTCTCCAATTTACCTCTACCCTTACCCAAATACCACAACGATCGATGTTGCCTTTTTTTCTAAGAAATAGCATTGCAGGCATATAATCTGTACGAATGAAATAGTCACCAATTTGTGGATCATTGGGAAAAGTAACACCACTGGGTACAGGTTTACTACCATTGGGTGGGATACCATCACTAATGAATATACTAACTTGATCACCTACATGATCGGGAGAAATATAAAACTGGGCCGCTTGCAAATTTCTAAACGGAACTTGTGATTGTGCCTGTGACACTACTGCGTCATTTCCTGCAATCTCTGAATTATAAGTACTTAATAAATCACCTAATGTTAATACTCCGTTGGGGCCTGAACCACCGCTTGCTCCTACTCCAGTGCCTCCCGAACCGCCAGTACTTGTGATAGGATCGCCATTTATATCTGTTGCTGGTAAACCCAAAATGCCTGCGTATTCTTGACTGTCTGTTATTGGTGTACATTTAACACGCCAGAGATGATTCCACCAAGTTGGGCTCCAACCATCTGCAGGTCTAGTGCCTTCTTGCACCACATAATACTTGCTGATGCTGTAATCAACTCCAAGTACTTGATCATCCCTGCGATGGACAATTTCTATGACATCTCCGCTCATAAGTGTTCTACCTATGCCGGCTACCATATTATATAGATGAAAAGTTATAAAAATTGTATCATTGCTAAGAAACAATCCAAATTGACTGAGGTTGAATTCTGTATCTGTTAATTGATAATGGCCTTTTAGGCTATAGATGCTAGTATCGTAACTACGATCACGAACTTCGCCATTGAGCACATCTTGAATACCAAGCTCCGGAACATTGGTACTTGTAACATCCACACCACCATCACCTGGTTGACTTGCATCACCTGTTGCTGGTGTTATCACCGGTCCTAAATATTTATGAATCCACATTTCGCTACAGCTGATTTCAAAATATTCTCCAACAGTTCGATCTATGAATTTGAAATCATTTGATCTAACTCCTGCACCTTTCCATAACCTCAATGGTGGCATTTTATATCCTTTTGTTGTGTAATTATTTATGGTAAAATTTTGAAAATATCCATTGACATCTAATATAAACCTGCTAATGTATAAAAACGTTGAGTATGGAGCGATGAGATGTCAAACAAACTCAAGACACTAACTGTTTATGAAGAGTTCGAAGATGTTCCTAACACAGAACAAGAAGTTCCTGATCCTGAACTATTGGCATTTATGCTGCCAGCTTTTTCAAAGCTCAATGCACTAATTGACGAGGATGATCAATATAAGTCAATGCTACGGGAGCTTCATGATGTTTAATATTGCTGATAGCATCGAACGAGAGTACGGCAAGCCAATAAGAGAATTATCAACTGATGTACCTCTTTATTGGTTTTGTGCTTGGGCATTGAGGCACGGTGATAAAATGGAAGCCCAACGCCTTTGGGAATGTGGTGATATCGTTTGGTGTTAATTTAACCTATGGAGATATAGTATGAATACGTGGGAAGGTATTTTTAAGGCGCCAGGTGGTGGACTTATTCGAGTACGAGTGCAATGTGCAAATTCTAATCAAGCTCGACAACTTTTTGAAGCCCAATATGGCTCTGGAAGAGTTATCAATATTCATCAAGTTAGAGGGTAATAATTGTTGACATTTTTCTAAAAGATGCTATTATAAAACTGTGGACGGGAGAATAGCATGGCTTTTGAAACGTGGCAACCCGACTTTACGGTTATTGAACCCACAGCAGCTAATCATGCAGCAGCGTGGTGTGATGCTATGGATTGGGCACGACTTGAAGTTTCTACAGATGAGCTCAAAGCTGCATTTGTAGACTGGGCTATAACTAACGAATTTTGCACTGCTGATCAATTGTCCAAAGTACCTTCGTGGCAGTTCCTAACAGTTGGACGTATTGCGCTTTTGATTAACAAAGGTGCTATTCCCAATACAGAAACTTGGGAATTTTTTAATCGTAAGCTGGAATTGATTAAGACTCTGCTTCCTGCAGATGATCTAATCGAAGATGAAGATAATTCACTTTCACCAAAACAGAAAAAGATTTTGGAATATGTGAGCTTTTATAGCTTCATAGATGCAGTGAGAGTGAGGTACGCAACAAATTGCGAACAAATTGAACTTTTGGTTACCGAAAGATTGCGAGCTGCTGGTCTCAACAAACAGCAGCTCAAAGCGTTGTATTTGCATTTCAAAGAGTCTCTTGCAGACGCTACCGCAGGCATAGATAATGTTGAAGTTGCGGCTACAATTGAACCTATTGTTACAGTAGTTAATGTTCTTGCAGGTTTTACTGGTAACGCTAAAATCGCTAGTATGAAGAATAAACTTACTGTTAAGGAGCAAAAGACTGCAGATGCGGTTGCGGTAAAGACTATTGATGCCGAAACCAATATTGCTAGCATTAAACCTGCGATGATTGTTGGTTCAAGCTTGGCTTTGGTATATAACACTAAAACCCGTAAGGTTATGCTTTATACCGCACAAGCTGATACTAAATTGGGCCTCAAAGGCAGTAAGATTACTGGTTTTGATGAAACTGCAAGTTACGCAAAAACTTTGCGTAAACCCAAAACTGTGCTGCCTGGGATGCGTGATGCAACTACCATTAAGCGAGTTAAGGTGGTGTTGGATCAACACGTAAATGGTAAATCTCACACTGTTAATGGTCGTATCAATAAAGATATGATTATTGTTAAGGTTTTCAAATAGACTGGGACTAAATAATTGCACGCGAGGTACGTGCAATGGCAGTAGAATACAGACAAAAAATTATCAATCAAGTACAGACTATGCTGGGTTCCTCGATGATAGACGTGGAACTCAGCCCTAATGATTACACTACAGCATTAGATTTGGCATTTGATCGATATAGGCAACGAAGTGGTAACGCAGATTTAGAATCTTACTTATTTTTACAATTAGAATATGAGAAGACTGAATATTATCTACCTGAAAACGTCGTTAGTGTTAGACAATTATTTAGACGTGGCACAGGTGAAACTACAGGTGGTACTAATTTAGATCCATTTAGTTTAGCTTATACGAATTTGTACCTACTGCAAGCAGGCGCTGGCGGTGGGTACACCGCCGGTTTATTGACATACGAATTGTTCTATCAATATTTGAGTCAAGCTGGTCGTATGTTTGGTCGTGATATTAATTTCACATTTGATACAGTAAGTAAGAAACTCAGCATAGTTCGAAAACCTCTTGGTGGTGAAGCTATTTTAATCTGGTGTTATATGTATCGTCCAGATGAAACTATTTTGCAGGATCCATTTAGTCGACCATGGATAAGAGATTATACATTGGCTTGGTGTAAAATGATGCTAGGTGAAGCCTATAGCAAATTTACAAATGGCTTAGCAGGTCCTCAAGGAGGAGTTACCCTTAAAGGCGAAGCACTAAAAACCGAAGCACTGGCCATTATGGAGAAACTTGAAAAAGACCTCGATCTCTATATAGATAATGCAATGCCGCTTGGTATTAGAATTGGATAATTTACAGCAAAGATGTAATTTTTTCTTTTAGATCATCTAGTGTTCCATCATTTAAAATTACTTGATTAAATTGTGATTTAGCCCATGCCCATTCACTTTGGTGAATGTTTGGCGGTTGAATGCCTCTTTCGATATAATCTGTAAGCCACTGCGGGTCTTGCCCTCTTTTTACGACCCAAACTTCGCCATTCATGTTTTGAATCATGTCAATTTCATTTGGAAACCTAACATCTGGTATCACAACATTGTAGTTTTGATTTTGGTATCCATGAATCTTATTCTCTAAACTGGCTATCCAGATGTCATCATGAAACCCGCGACGACATACTTCTGTTCCCCATTGCTGCAATACGATACGCGGAGTTAGGTTGGGGATGTTCAACCTTTGGGACCACCATTCATCAACTTCTTCACGCCAAATCCTGCTTTCAGTAGTGTCTCCTTCTAACCACAATCTATTCCAGTTAAAAACTGCCGCAACTGAATCTTTTAGACTATCAGCAAAACTCAATTTAACAAAATTGTGATGATGTTCAAGTACACTAGCTACCGACCCTTTACCATGACCTATAAGTCCAGCAATCCCAATAATCATAACGCAATACCTC